CGCAACCGCCTGTCTTATTGTCCGAAGGCAAGCATTTATAGTCTTCATTTTTTGCATACTCATCCCATTTCGGATCATCATTATCTATTACAGCATATAGATCTACAGATGCGTTTGTGCCAAGAAAGGATGCAGCTAATCTGGACATGTTTGCAGGTCTGCCTCTACTTGGCACTATAACGCAGCTTCTCATGTGAGAAGGGTATGCAGGTTAGTTTTTAGTTATCAGTATTTCATATAGCGTGTCTAGCTTATTTTCTATGCGGCAGATTCTACCTTCAAGATTATGCTGACCATTTTTGTCAGGCTTAAGCTCTGAAAGATAATGTTTTACAAGCCATCTTACAGCTGCAATAAATGAGCCTAAAATTGTTATTACAGCTACCGATAAACCTGCCCACTCATTAGCACTCATTAGCTATTACGGCCAAAGGCCTGATCCTGTCCATCAAAGTATCTAATTAAAGGGGCGACTAACGCACCTGCAAGGATAGATAGCTCAGGGCGTATGTCAGCTACTAAAGCTAAAGCTGTAGTGACAGTAGCAGCGGCTAGACTGCGTAGATAGGATTTAATAATTGCCTTTTGTTTTGCGCTTAGTTTCATTTTATTCCTAACTGTTTGATTTTATCTTGCACTTGATTTTTATTCATGGCTATTTCAAAGTGCATTTCATCCTTACGCTTTTTGTAGTTGCCGCCCCAAGCCAAGCCATACTTAACTAAAAGCAATTGTATAGTATTTCTTTGCTCTTTTGTAAATGTATTTGACTTACCTAAAGGGTGTTTTGTAGCGTTCAAATCTACAGCTGTACCGGATGAGTGATTACTTAGCACTTTATCTGACCCTCTGGTCATCCTAAAAGCATAACCCCAGTCATCTAATTGGCCTTCATCTATTGGCTCAACTAATTCATGAAAATCTTTAGCAAAACTTATTAGGATTGGTGCAACCGCTTTGGCACATGCAAATCTAATCTTTGTGCCTTGCACTGTAAAGGTTTCAATGCCTAATGCTTTGCGATTCTCACTAGCCGGCCATCCATTAGGGCTAGTGAGTTCTCTTATGTTCGCCATCAAACTACATAATATCTAAAATTGCTTTAGCCTTCGCACCCTCAACAATTTCAGTTTTAAGTAATTTAGTTATTTGATCATGCTGTTGTAATACAGCCAATCTTTGTAATCTACTCATTGGACATTGACGGGCGGCTTCTTGTGCATCTAAATCTTTTAGATGTACTAAATCAGCATCCCATTCACCATCTAATGTTGCAAGCAAAGCAGTATAAACTGTTATGTTCGCCTGATAAGCGTCAACTTCCATTTGGCGCACCTGTTTAGGTGTTAATGACGGTTGCGTGTTTTCTGTTGTAGTTGTAGTTGCCATATTTTCCTTTTCTATTTATTTTGTATTGTTGAAATAAACACCTCTACCAACACCAGTTGGTAGAGTTGCAGGATTAGTAAATTTTGTACTCCAACCTGATGACCAAGCATAAACACTAACAAATGGTGAAGATGAGTGTGCAATTGCAATCGCACTATTATCACCATTAAATTTAGCATCTTGGCCATTGTCAGGTAATGTCGGTGCAGATGAATATTTTGTGCCAAAGCCTGATGAACTCCAAGCCCAGGCGTTTGGTGTAGTTGAATTTTCTTGTGCCATTACAACAGAATCACTTTGATTAAATGCAATAGAGTTACATCTACCACCTGGCATTGATGCAGGATTGGCTACTTTAGTACCATAACCTGAACTTGATGACCAAGGATAAACTGCTACAAAAGGTGAATCTTCAGTTGATACTGCAATAAAATCTCCAGCCTTTGTAAAGGCCGCACCAAGGCCACCAGCACCAGGTAAAGTACCAGGGTTGGAATATTTAGTACCAAAACCAGTAGATACGCTAAAAGGGTAAGCGTGTAACCAGGGTGAACCTGAACCTGCTAATGCAATTGCCGCATTATCTCTAGCAAATCTAACTCTAATACCAGATGTACCTGCGGCAGTACCAGGGTTAGAATATTTTGTGCCAAAGCCTGATGACCAAGGGTACGCATTGATGAATGGAGAAGAATAACTACTAATACCAATTGCACTTACATTACCTGCAAAATCAATACCAGTAGATTGATCTGCCGGTGGTAATGTACCGGGATTAGAATATTTTGTGCCAATACCAGTGGATACATTAAAATCATAAACTGAAACATAAGGTGAATCTGAGTGTGCAAAACCAATTAAATTATTACTTGTATTTATAAATGATTCAAAACCATTTTGAATTGTTGGCCCACCTGGTTGCGGGCTTGCGCTTGCATATCTTGTGCCAAAACCTGATGAACTCCATGGATAAACCCCATGGCAAGGATTTAAAGAAAAACTTACTGATAATACAGTTGATGCTTGAAGTGAAGGTGCGGCCGCACCACCACTATCTAATATCCCAAGAATTAAAGACATTAGGCTATCCGGCCTACCACATACCAGCTATCAGCGGCTACCTTAATACAGCTTGCCGCTCCAAAAGTTGTAGTAATTGTAGGACTTGTAGAAACTGCTCCTGCAGAGGCTACAGTCACACCGGCACCCTGCACTATAGTCATTGTGCCAGTAGCACCAATCTTAATTAAATTTATAACTGATCCAGTTGTAATAGCTACAGAGCTGTTAGGTGGTATTGTAATTGTTGTAGCACCTGTGTTTGAATAGGTAATAAGTTTATTGTCTGCATCCGCAGTTACAAAAGTATCAGATGTAGTAGTCACAGCCCTTACAGTCAGGTTAGCAATGCTGTTCATTTGTGCAGCTGTCAAAACTTGTCCCGTTACAAAGGTTGCCATGTATCTCCTAGTAGCTCAAAATGTCTTCATTTAATAAACCATCAACGGCTGAGTCTAGCAAAAAACCTACCGCAAAGGGTTGAGCGCATGAAAATGTTACAAGAAAAGAATTAGGAGTAATCTGATATTGAACACCGGCTATAACGCTATCACTGACCACATTGCCGGCAGGTAAGGTTTGTGTCACCTCAATAGGGTTGAAAATATCAAGTTCTAAAGCTGCCGTAGTCCTTGCAGTATCATCTTGACTATAGGCATCTACTGTCAAAGAATTAAGCTGTATATCAACACCCTGCTCTTTGCGTGAGGCAATAATCATTTGAGCCTGAGATAAGGCATCTGCCTCTGTTTGCATGATGCCTGATCTGACTCTACTATGTTGAAAATAATCATCAATGCTTGCCGAATCGCTTGCGGTCTGACCACTTAACCCAGCCGGTGTGACTGTAACCTTGTTAATCATTTGGAAATCAGATATGTCAAACTCAACATTTTGATAAGTTATATCACCTGATCCATTAACATCTGAAAATTTTGTAAGAGCTGCCCCAGAGGCAGTAATGATGTCTGACCTTGACATAAACTTAACAAAGCCTCTTTGATCTACATATAAAGCCCCGGTTTCTGTTTGCTCAATTTCTTGCAGAGAGGCAAGTAAAGATCTTGAAGCCCCAGTGTCAGCTTGTACTGTAGTAGTAGCTGTTGTTGATATGTCCCTCATACCGCCCGGCCAATCTCCAGCATTAAGCAAACTTGTAACCCTTTGCGCTGTGGTCTGTCCAGCTGTACCGCCTGTGACAGATGTCAAGGTTGTAAGGTTTAATAACTGAAAACCATCTACACAATTAAGTGTTACATAGGCAGGGTCAAATCCGCTAGGGCTTTTGTAATTCCACTCTTGTACATAAAAAGATCCAAGGCTGTAATTAACACTGTTGAAAGATGCAGTCATACGGATCTTACGCATAGGCTTAATTTTGCCGTAGAGAGGTGAGGATGTATTAGCAGGATTGAAAGTACCTGTTTGATCAACAAATACTATCTTTGCACTGCCACCAATAAATGAGTCAGAGGATCTATTGAAGGCACGCCTTATGTAGCACTGTGTTACAAAGGCTGTTATATCTACAATGTCTGCGGCAGCGGTACCCAGTACAGCTGTATCTAAAGGTGTTGCAGGGTCATCCAGCACAAGAGCCGGATCAAAGGAAGCTCCGTTGCTGAAATCTATCTCCGCCTTAAATACTGCCGCCGGCATTATCTACCTAGGTTTGCTAACTGGGTAACTGCACCAGTGCGGTTTAAGTTATACAAAACATCTTGGATTACAGATTGTAATTGACCCTCAGAGATTACAGAGCCTTGCACATTTACTACAACCTTTGTACCCATGCTACCCATGCGATCAAGTGGAATAACAGCCTCAGCTCCAGCCTCACCTATCATTGCAATTGTAGGTTTAGAAACTATACCGCCCTCTGCCATGAAAGGTATGCCTCTGCGAGCTGCACCACTTTCTTTGTATCTTTCAGCTGAAATATCAGCTGCACTCATGCCTGTATAACCAAGCGTGCCTACTAATTGCTGACCTAAATTTGTAAAATATCCTGGGTCAAACATTGATGCACCTGCCGGAGAAGGCATTTTTTTCTTACTTATTTCATCAAGCAAACCAAGCATTTTGCGTAGCTCTTCATTAGCTAAAAATAATTGTTGTAAGTAAATTAAAACCTCAACTGTAGTCATACCCCATTTTTTGGCTAACATCTCAACCTCTGCGGTTGTAATCTTGCCATCCTCAATAACCTTCAACACATCTGCGTATTTTGCGGCTTCATCAACGGCAGCTTTTGTGCCATCCGCTAATTTTTGTAATATCTTTACACGCAGCTCATCTTCTCCAGATAATTTACGGCTTAGGGCAGCTTGTAGATTGATTTTGTCTATGTCAAACATTGACTCAATCTCTGCCTTTTTCTTATCTAATGCAACTTGAGCAGCCTTGTCTTTTGTAAGTTTTCTACTCTTGTCTAAAGCGGCAGCGGCTTTTTGTTCCTCTGTTTGCGCAACAGTTTCTTTTGAGGTTTCTGCAATCTTTTTGCCATCCTCAGCTAAACCTCTAAAGCCATCAATCCAACCGCCCAATACTGGGATAGATTTTGCAGAGCCGAAAAAGAATTTTAAGATTGGGTCACTATCAATTTTTTTACTCAACCCACTAAAGGCGTCTTGTATTTTATTAACTTTGTCAGCCAAAGCAATTAAAATATAACCGCCGTTTAATCCAAGTAGTTCAAGTTTTGCACCAAAAACATCTGTAGAATTACTGCTACCCATGATAATTTCTGCGGCTGTGATAAA